ACGTAAGGCCATCCACCAGCTGGAGCGGTAACAACCAACTCATCTTTAACATTGATATGAAGTTCTTGACCTCTCTTACTAGGTAAGAAAGTAGATCGGGTGATACGTTTACCAACATAATTAGTTTGGTTGGTGTCAGTTTTTATGAACTCATCACCGAGAACTTGGTTGTGTTCAACACCTACAAGTTCTGTACTAGTACTAAGTATGTCTGTATTTGATGTTGAACCTTCCTCTACCCAATCACCATAATCAATATCTACTTCTTGACCAGTCTGACGTGTACTTTCACCCAACAAAGTTGTGTTAGATGTCTGTTCAACCAAAGGTGCAGTTGTCATACCAACTTGCAGATCCTTAGTTTCTGTACCCATCCAACCCCATTCTGCTTCGTTCCAAAGAAGTGCTTGAGAAGTGTCGAACTCTGTACCACCATCAATAACTGTTGGAGCAGATTGTTCGAAGTTCTTCCACGTATCTTTAGATGGTGATAATTGAAGATCACCAAAAGTTTTTTCAACATGGAATGGGTTAACATTAATAGTTTTAGATGCTTGTATCTGAGAAGTATATTGTACTTCTTCGTGCGCTAGATAGACATTATCGCCTTTTTGTACTACACCTGATGAAACGGTACTAGCAGAATCAAAGATCATTGGAATCGTCTTACACGTGTAAGTGGGTCTGATCAATCCCTTAGTTGGATCCATCGAGGCTCTGTGTTCCAAAGTTTTAGTATCAGTAAACTTCTGATTCTTGAAGTTGTCAACAAAGAAACCAGTGTGTATTCTTTCGTTACCACTAGAATCGTATAGTCTCTCATTGTTAGCATTCATCTCTAGAAGAGAAAGCGTGGTAGCTGTCTCTAACTTCTCAAGTCTCTTATCGATCTTGTTGATATCTTCCATCGTGTAACCACGTCTTGGAATAAGAGTAGTCTTGATATCCTTAACATGAAGTGTGTTACCACCCATCTCAATTTTGTATAGATCAATACAATCGACAGGAGTTGAAGGATACTTGGGTTGCATTGAAGCTACACCCTGAATATAACGCAACTCACCGCCCTTCGACAATACTAGTTTGTCAAGACGTGGCATATAGTATTCAGCATCTGCACTTACCAAATCACCACTAAACGGTAATCCAAATACATTGGACGAATTACCAGAGGCAAATGTCTCGTTCGAAGTATTTACAGAAGGACGGAAGTCTAAAACATCCCTTAGAGATACTATCCTACCATTAGATGTTCTATGAATCGGAATGTTAGTGTATGAAGCCATACCATCATAAGAGTTAACACCAAAGAACTCGCCGTCATTCTGATGTGCAAAGTGTTTGAACTTAACATATACTGGTTGTTCGTCAGAATCGAGTCCAGCACCCTTGTATATTAATCTCGATAGACCGTAGTGTGTATCTCTTTGACCGTTATCAATACCAAACGCACTTAGTTGGTTCGCACCATCAGAATCGTATGCTCTACATCGAGTCACTTCATACAGGTCAGTCTTTCCTAGATCAATGTACTTGACGCCGTCACCATCTGAGTCTAGTGTAGTAGTTATGGTTTCGGGAGTAAGAGTCTTTGTTGCTTGTGATGCATTTGCAATTCTTTCATAGTACAAAACATCAAACGAGGTAGATGCTGCCAATCCAGATAATTCAGTAGATTGTGTCCCGAAAGCAATACTAACATCTACCTCATCGTCTGTCGAAGATGCCACGATCCATTGACCAGCGTTGGCCAGTGCATTATCGCTAGTAGATGGAGTGATTGTTATTTCTCCAGAACCATTAGATGATACTGTCGATTTTTTAGCAACAGTCAGCGAAACATCAGTGAACTGTTTTGGTCTACGTAGTGGTGTATCAAACAATAAAGGTTTTTTAGATGTACCATAAAGTTTGGTTAGACCCGCCTGTGGTTCTCGGTAGATAGCAAAGAATTTACTCGTCCCTGTGCCAATAGATTGGACATCACGGATACTTTTGCCAGCTGTGGTAACCACCGTGTCGAACACATGAACTTTCTTAGTTCCAGTAAAGTCACCGAATTTGTTTATTGCACGGACACGAGTAGTACCTATCACTGAACCAGAACCATTGGTTGACTCATATAGATTATACTCTTCCATTGTATTGAAATCAGGCATTCCCTTACCACTTGTATACAAGAAGTAGTTGCCATAATCAACAGTGATTGAGTCATTATTTCGTGATAATGTTTCTACTGGTTTATCAACAACAATTGTCGTTTCCGCATCTTTATTGATTCGGTATCCTCTAACGTATGCGGTTCCAGGCGTGATTTTTAATTTGAGAGTCGTGTTATTGTTAGGTGCAAAAGAAGCACGGAAATAACGTTTGATGTAGTCACCAGAAGTCTCATAAGTTCTAGTTGCCATTGAGTCACGAATCGATTTGAAACCAGAACTTGTTGTAACTTTATTTACAATTTGTCCGCCCGAAACCTCAACCACTTGAATAAAGTTCTTGTCTACTGTGGTTGCCTTAGCGTCAGCGAGAGTCAATCGAATACGATAACGATCAGCGCCAGGCGAAGTTCTGTTTGGAGTCTCACCCTGATTGTCAAATAGTGTTTCGTCATCATCTACAGTAACAATATCCTGAGTTACGATAAAACCAAAAGCAGTTGAAACGTTATTTTCATACTTTCTAAAAATTAATTTCTGAGACGGACAAAAAACAATGTGACCTTGAACGAAGAACTGACCTTCGTCTACCGAAATAGAAGAACCCAAACCAACAGCTGGGTTAGTTGCAGTGTTGGTTGTTTGAATAGAAAATGAATACTGACCATCAGCACTAGTAATCGTTTCACCCGAAGAAACTCTAGTACCTTCGGTCGTACCAACACCGTCCTGTGTATACTCAACAAAAAGTGTGTCTGGATCATCACCTACAGATCCAATCGCATCAACTATCGTAAACTTGATGGTGTTTGTTGAGTTAGAAAATGATTGTCCTTCTAAAATAGAAGGGTTCGATGGAAAGGGCGTACTACTTTGTATCTTGATAAACTCGACTTTGTTATCAACCTTGAACGATCCAGGCGTTATAGGCGCACCTTCATTATAAAGGTTTCCAGCGAGTGAAGATATCTGATTCTGTAATGCAGATTGTAGTTGGGTAAGTTCCCTTGCCTGCAAAGCACGTCCACTATTAAAAAGGATTCTTTGATAGTTCTTACCTTTATCAAAGTCGTCCTTATAAGTAGACGAGAAAGTATTTTCAGTATAAGTCGTTGGCATCTTCTATATTACCTTAGAGTTGTATTACGATTTTTAAATCTTCTGTTTGTTCGGTAGAACGATCAACTGCCGCTCTGTTATCAATATATAGTAGTTCGCCACTAAGCGGATCGAACTCGCCTGTAATTACATTTGATACCGTTCCTGTGTTACCACTACCATCATCTACAGCATTTCCTACTTGGAAAGAAGTGAAACCACCACTCTCGTTATAATGCACATAAAGTCTAGCAAGGCTAAGTGTTCCGTTTACAGAATCAACATGGTCAATATATGCTGATGCACCTGTAGTCGCAACGGTTATTGTAGTATCTGCTTGGAATGTTCCACTAGTACCTGTAAATTCCAGTTTTTGTAATCCAAGTCCAGTAGACTCAGTAAAGTATTGATCGTCTGGACGACCATTAGAATCGCCCACTAAAGGATTACGGAATAACATTACCTGACGAAAAGTATTATCGCCAACAATAAAGTCACCTCCTTCCGTACCGTCAATCTTAGCGTTAAACATAACCGCAGAAGACTTTAGATCTTCTCTAGGGTCGGCACCAAGACCACCTTTAGCCCCAAGTATCGCACGTCCAGTCGCACCTGAACCAACACCAGTAATTTTTAGATTCGCACGAGTGTAACCCAATCCACGGAAAGAACCTGTTGACCAACCTGATGGGTTAGATCCACCGAGGTTACCAGCAGAATCGAGTTTAACTTGTAAGGCAACTACAGCGTCACCACTCATGATCGGAACTATTTCAGCGCCTGTACCGTCACCGATTACTTCGACTGCTGGATCTGAAGTATAACCCGATCCAGAAACCTTAACTTCTGCACCTACCAGTTCGCCAGATCTTGCCGCTAACTCTACCGCACGTTGTTCTACTTGTTCCGCTGTCGCATCCGTTGATGCAGCCGTGTCAGAATCAATGAACTGAACTGGCATATATGCAGATGACAAGAATTTAGATGCATTCAATGCACCGATAGAAAAGATAAATTTCCAAACATAACCGTCACTAGTTCTGAATGGAGTACCAGTGGTATTACCAGTAGGCTGGAATGTTGAGTTTACTGGTTGACCTGTTCCGTCTTTACCTTGTTGTACACAAATATAAACCTCTTGGTTATTATTCATCACATAGTAAGAATTGATAGGATAACCAATATGATTATCATCAAATGCGGAATACTGTGATCCAGAGTTCCAGTTATACCGAGGAACAACAAAACTTTTATCTGTGATACTCTTGATCGATTGCATTTGTAATCTAGCTGCAATCTCATCACGTCCTCTATTCTGAGGTGTGACTACCGCATCAGTTTGGTTCCAGTCTTCAGAACGACCAATACCAACATAATAGTTTGCAGAAGAGTCAAAGTCTTCAAAGAGTCCTCTGAGTAAATATTTTTTAAGTGAGTCAGTTACTACAGCTGCCATTTATATGTCCTATGAAATCGTTGCGCCTTGATTATTTAATACAAACCAATCCGATGCGGTTGCACTCCAAATGAGAGTTACTGAAGCACCACTGGTTAGTTCTATGTTGTCTCTACTAACATCATTACCTGTAACTGTCAGGGTTACAGTTCCAGAGTTTATGTTTACTAGATGTTTTGTTTCGCCGTCTCTTGTTCCAACAGGCATGGTTGCGGTTACTGCTGTTGCTCTGTTGAAAAAGGTAACAGGTTCATTGAGATCTACTGTTACGGATGAATTTGTTGCGTGTTGAATACTAAGCGCTAACTTAGACATTATCGCAACTGCACCAGCATCCTTTGAATGTAATTCTAAATCGAGATTTGAACCATTACCCATTGCTTTGATTTGAGGGTGACCGTTCAAAGCTGCATTCTTAATTGCTACGTGGTTGATTGCACCACTAGTAGATTCGAATGCAATCATCTCGTTACCATTAGAATCATTAATACCGATTTGTATTATAGGTTCTAGGATTGTTGGTGTTGTTAGAGTCTTATTAGTTAAAGTCGAAACATGATTATTGAAAGTAAACTCGTCATTATTCAATAACACAGGTAGAGTTATGTTTCGGTTAGCTGCAATATCAGATGCAACTAAACTATACTCATGGTTACTGCCGCCATCCGTAAGCGTTAGACCAGAAACAGTAGGACTAGTAAGTGTCTTATTAGTCAGTGTTTGAGTCGAAGATGTCAGTACAAACTCACCGTTCGCATCTGGAAGTGTAAGGACACGATCCGCAGTTGCGTTGGCAGCCTTTAACTTAACTTCGAAGTCATCAATCGATGTACCTTCGAATATAATACCGTCAGAATCGAATACCATTTTGGTTGACAGAACATCACTGTCTCCACCAAGAAATTTGTAGAGTTCTATGAAGTTTTGTTCAATCTTCAACGCTGCGGTACGGAGAGTATCCCCATTACCATCGTTTGCGATTGTTCCTCTGTTTAATACTTGTCTTGTCATTAACCTTTACCTAAAAGTTCTATGAATCTATTTATACGTTTTATATCAACTCATTAAGAGTTATTTCACCGTCTGAGTCACCAGTTTCTCCTACAGCGGGATTGCCAGCGTCCGTTCGTTTAACATTTTGCCAAGTGAATTGTTCTTGGTCAATCGTTTCTAGACTTGATAGACCCATCGCTGAACCACTGTCATCATCGTGTTCATCTAATGTCGGTGAGTTGGGTTCTAAGAACTCTAGTAGACTACTCTGTAGACCATGAAGTTCACCGATCGAAAGGTCGCCAACATCTTTAATATCGTTACCACCATTAGGATAACTTGTCGGACTACCCATTGTTGTTCTGAATTTCAAGTGGGTTCCTCCTCCCAAATTGGTGTCGAAGTAATCAAACAGTGCAGTATGTTGCGAGAATCCTAATGGTTCGTCCATTACAGCAATACATTCCACTTCTTTTGGTGGTATATCTAACGTGCCTGGATCTCTTTGTTCATCTATGTTTAGATCAACTGTTCCTACTAATTGCACCTGTGAACCAAGATACATTCCAGCTGGATGAACAAATAATTTATACACCTCTCTCCACTTAGAAATAGACAATTCACTTTTGATCTGAATAGCATATGTCTGGTATAGTTTATCGTCAGTTATATATCTCTGTGACGATGGGCCAATCTCAGATTCGTTCAACTGGAATATGTTCTTTTTTGGGTAAACTACCTCTGGGTCTATACCAAAGAATGTACGGAAGAATTGTTGTATCGAATACTTAGTACCCTTTGATCGGTACAGTGTGTTCGAGTACTTTGCAGCCTCTCTCTTGTCTGGGAAACCTTCAAAGTAAGATTGTCCCAACAATAATTCGTCTTCTACAAACGACAATAAGTTGATATCAGTTTGCGTGATATCTCTTGTGTAGAATAACTCATTCAGAAGATTAGTAGGCGAAACATCCTGATCTTCGAACGCATAATAAACTTTCAGTAAATTGACAAACTTTGGATAATTTTCTACTATATGATCGGGAAGTACTTCCTCAACCTTATAGTGTCGTAGATTTATTTCTCTACGACCAAGATCCGTTAAAGTTTTATCTACATGTGCTACCATTAGTTAGTCGCCGTAGTTAGTATACCAGTTGCCTTAGATCTAGACTCATCAAATTCCAAGATATCATTTCTTTGAGGTGTTATGAACGCTTGATTAGACGGTATTGCGGATAACTTGATTTGCGTTTGACCACCTGTTATACTGTCAACCTGAAGACCAACAATATTTATAGTACCACCTGTTGAACTAAATGAACCAACATTATCAACGATAACGTTATTGTCGGTTAAGTTTATTACTTGTAGTGTGTTGCTACTAAGTTTGTTTCTTATCTGACAGTTAACGTTTCTGAAAATAAAGTTAGTCGAAGAAATAATGGTATCTTCGTCATCTTGAGATCTTATTTCCGAAGGAAACTTTAAGTCATAGTTAGTAACCAATCCTAAAGTCGGAGTAATGCGTTGTTGCATTTTTACTTGAGAACTAGAAGAAAGAATAGCCGCTGAAAGTTCATCTATGTCTGCAAGAATATTAGATCTTCGGAAAGACAAATCAAATTTACCTGTGTTTCCTGCAAAATATGTTCGGATCGTTTCCTCAACATCACTTTTAATTGTGTTCAGAGTTAATGACGTTAATCTATCATTGAACTGGAATCTGGTGTCTAACTCAATAAATGTCTTTACTGGATCTGAAAACTTCAAATCAAAAGAAGCGACCGACAATTGTTCTGCAAGATCGTTAATAGCTACCTTGGTTACGTTAACGGTTTCTAGTGGCACATTGTCCCCAAATAATACCGATAGGTAAACTACACCGTAGTCCTTTATAATATTGTCTTCACCACCCCATGACTTGATGTCCTTAATTAGAGATGAGAAGTTACGTAGTACAAGCGAAGAATAGTCCGCATGAGTTACCATTCTATTCTGAGCCGCATATTGGAAAGGTGCGTTTCTACGAATAGACTCTAGAGATTCTTTGGATGCACCGCCCGAAGATTTTGCGGTCGTTGTTATTACAGGAACACGAGTAGTAGTTTCGGTGACTTGTACACCGTTAACTGGTTCGAATACTTCCGCAAAGTTGGCTGAAGATCCAGCAACTGATAGGTACTCAACAACAATTTTATTACCAGGCAGAGGAGTCCTACCTAGAGTTGTACCGTTACCGAACGTCAATTCAAAATGTCCGTTAGGCATTTCTTTTAGAATATAAATGGTCGATTGTGTATTAATGTTTGTGGCGTCAAGAATATTGTTATATGCAGTAAAGTCTAATGATGTAGTACTAGGGTGTACTTTAATCACCGCAGTAGTCAAATCTAAGTTATCGTCTGGGATGATATACGTGATGTTCTCGTCATTGTTACCTGAAATGAAGGTCTTTATTTTTGGTATACCTTCTTTGATCACGATTAGGTTAGTACCATCATTATTCAAAAACTCATAGAAACCAGTTCCGTCATCTGTTGCGGTCACAGTTGCAACCGTCTGGAAAGTATAGTCTTCACTATCCACTGTCGTAGTAAATGTGTATCCAGAAGGAATAGAGATGCGTGGTTCACGGTCAACTATGCCTGATAGATTCAATGACATTTTTATTAACGCACTTGACGCATTTTTACTATCAGGAATATAACCAATACCTTCTGAAAGTGAAACTAAGGAACTACGCAATTGTGCAGTTCCAAGAAACGCTTCGTTCAAGGCAAAGTTTGCGGTCAGTGCGTTTACGTGTGTATTGTATGCCAATACATCAAGAATGTTTGAAAGACCCGAAGCTTCGAAGTTATAGTCTTTAAACTCTTGTGCTTGTTCTAGATAATCTTTCAGGTTGTTCTTAATTGACTGAAAGTCTAACGCTGTTGATTTAATCGTTGTCGCCATTTATCTTAACCTACTTAATACGGTAGTAAATTCCACTAGTTCCCCAGTGTTTATTATTTTGAAAATAACTGTTACTTCTACTGAGTTATTATCTGGTTGCATATTCACACGAACCCTAAGTGTAGAGATGTCAACACGAGGTTCATATACTTCAATAACATTCTTTACTTCTCGAATGATATTTTTTTCTGTCGATTCGTCAGCCAACTCAAAAAGAAAGTTGTAGAGATTTCCCCCAAAATATGGATTGAAAGGTTTCTCTCCCTGATTTGTCAACAGTAGATTTTTTACTGCGAACTTAACCGACTCTGCATTTAGTTTTTTATAGATGTCAGCGCTGGTCGGTTTTATTGCCAATGAAATATCGATGTCCGAGTATTCTTTATTCGATGTTGTAACAACAGTCGATCTAGAACTGAGATTCGCATCTTCTATTGATAGTGATTTTGGCATAATAGTCTCTTAAATTACCTTGTATCTATTTATACGTTTTAGTTCAACTTAACTTCAACTAATTCGCCGTTCGATAAAACTTTTCCGTTGTAGATTGTAGAAACACCGAACTGAAAATTTATATCGAATGACTCCGTAACTTCTGGCATCTCGACCACAATCTGAGAGGTCAATGATCCGTCTGGGTTGTAGATGTCATAGTCCAGAGTTATCTTATCGTAGAAGGTGTAGTCTTTCCAGTATTCTGCGATATCGAATGTCGTAGCATGATCTATCTTGCCTTTCCTGTCGATAACCTGATATACTACAACACGACCGTCTTGTTTCTTTATGTTGTCTCCCCCTACTGTTTCGAGAGGGCCACCTTTGTAGATACCTTCACTCACAATAAGACGTACGTTGTTAAACAAGTCTGTGTTACCATTGATTGTTCTGTACATCTCTGCATGTAGATAAAGGTTACGTGCAATTTGTTTTCTTTCGTCCGCAGTACCGATATGTGAGAAAGGTGTCTTGTCACCATATGCACCGAGGTACTTCGCAATGGTTACGCCTGGAGCCAACTTAGTTCTAGACGAGATGTCGTCTCCGTTTAGGAAGTTGGGATTGTATAATGGATCTGGTAATATAATCATCCTTTAAACCTTTTACCTCTGTTCTCAATAGAATTACCGATCGGTACAAATCCGAATCGTGAAGACTGTTTTTTGTTTGCTGTCCTACCAATTTTAGGAGGACTTGTCTCATTGTATTTTGCGTTTAGACGACTCTCGCCTACCATGATGTCACCGATAAGAGAACGGTTGGCGGTATCACGAATAGTGGATCGAATCTCTTGTGTTGTAGGTGTCTTCTCAAAAAGTCCTTTGTAGTCGTCTCGTAGAAGTATTTTATTCTTCAACACATCACCAGCATCTACAGTCACGGTACGTACAGAGAAGTCTCCCATAGTCATCATCGCACCAATCGCATCTGCGAGTGGTACTGGTTTCTTAGGTGTCATAGACTCTTGTGATTCTGTTGCCGCTTTCCATCCACTTGGTGGTGATCCAGCTGCACCTATCGCACCAGCAGTTCCTGCCTTCCCTGCTTCTTTTGCCTTATCTGCTTTGTTCGCATTGTATGACTTGATCGCTTCCGTTGCCTGTCCGTGGAATGATCCGTAGAACGCAGCACCAGATGCAAATGGAACCGCACCTTTTGGCCCCATGTAAACTGGTGAAGTCATCTCTACCTGTTCACCCCCGATCACACCTTTCATACCCATGACCGATAACTCTGCACCTGTGATTGCCATTACTGGTGCGGTCTGAATGTACTCGTCTTTCGCAGTCATGATCAAACGATTGTCAGTAAACACATTGAGTTCTCCCTCAACATGTTCCTTAGAATATCCTTTAGTCCACTCGGTGTTGTTACCCAACACGAGTTCTGTCTTGTTCTCTACAGTCTTATATGAGGCAGACTGTTTGGTGATATGTTCTGTGTTACCACATACTTCGGTTCTTTTGTTCAACAATACATGTTGCTTATTGTGTCCATGTATGTTAAGATTGTGGTTACCACCCACGTCCATATTCCAGTCACCTGTAACCGTCTGGTTCAGATTACCTTTATAGACCATCTCTGCATCACCCTCTACGATGACCGTATTGTCTCCTCCAGTCACCTCGACTTTATTGTTCGGGGATGATATAATGATAGAACCGTCCGCTCGCATTTCAATACCACCACCTTTACGGTGTTTGATAAGAATACGTTCACCGCCTGGCGTATCATCATATTCGATTACATGTCCAGATGCAGTTTCTTTTACCTGATTAAAAGGATATTGTGATGGTAACTGGTCTTCTACATTCAACGAAACATTGAAGTCGCCGCCACCAAGATATAGTTCATTTATCGTGAAACCACGAGCTGCATGGTTTATAGAGGAAGAATAATGATACTCAACCTTCGGGAACTCACCTGTGGGGTCTTGAAATCCGTCAATTGGCACGCCCAGAGTTTTATCTGTCGATGTATTTTTACCTAGTCGGTTTTTATCAGTTTCTATTGTCATTGTGGTTTCTTCGTTATTAGTTCTGACGATTTCATTACTTTATCTTCAATCAAATCTTCGTAAACTAGTTTTTTACGGAATACGGTTTCGACATAATCAGAAACATCGAAATATGGATCTTCTACTAGAGGTTGTATTTCTCTATGTCCGAATATTTGACCACCGTGATACCTACGATAAAATGCCTCACACACCGCTTCAAATGTAGTCATCTGTTCACGAGTAAAAGATTGCGATGAACGATAAGAGAGTGGATCGTCACATCCAGTTGAACAATTCAATCCCCCCACTAAACAAACATCTATTGCATTTGGGCCGTGACCGTTTGTACCATTAGTCTCACTTATCTTATCAAAAGGTCTACCTCGTTGTAGTTTACCGTCTCTTCGTATTACCAAGTGATATTTAAGTCCGTCTTCACCCGCTGCAACATGTTCTACATGCAACTCTTCTGATCCGATATTTTGATTAGTGTATGTTTCAGATGCATGGAGAATCAATTCCGTTATCTCACGGTTTATAGAACGGAAAGATGTTCCTAGTTCTTCCTTAGAGTCAATATAAGTGAAGGCCTCTAGTGCGGATTGTTGTGATTCAAATTGTTTTAACGTATCACTTATATCATATTCTTTGACAGCGAACTGATCCGCAGGCGTGACTAATGTACCCGATATAGTTGTGTCGAGTTGACCAAGTTCTTCGGCAGATGCAAATATACGACTTTCGGTGTTATCGATCTCTTCTTGAGGAATGTTTGCAGCAGCTGCCTTTGACCTCAATTCTTTTGCGAACTCATCGTTACTTAAATCACCATCTATCGAACCGATAACAACCTTCATCTCTTTAGATATGGTCGGATCACTCTTTACAAT